CCACCCGTAACAGCGTCACCAGGGCAGAATCCATATCAGCCCTACGGATTGTTCCTCTAATGTCACCAGCGAAAGCCGAACTCTTACCCACCAGCGGGAATAAACCATGTGTATAGGCCAATAGCTGTAGATTGGTAGCCCCACATTGTTCCGGTCCGAGTGTGCACTCCAATGAATCCATTAATGTACTCTTACCAGAATGTGTCGGGCCTATAAGCATCATAAATTTATTCTGACTGGTATCGAATACAAGATTATATCCGCCCCATTGTGTCCATAACCTTATGCTTTCAAGGTTTTTACTGAATGTCGCGGTACAGTAATCTTCATACAATTTAGATTCAGCATAAGGAAGATATTCATAAGGTAGTGTGGAGTATGTAAACAGATCCGGTGTGGGTTCCAGTAATCTTATTTTTCCACCACTGCAGTATTCTCTGACATCGAGGATTCCGTTCTTAAACGCTATCAGGTCGCATGTATCCGGTCTACCCCGTTGGTCTATCCATATTGGCAGATTACCCGATACTGGACAGCGGCTATTAAGGGCGTCCATTATGTCATTCACCTTAGCCTTCGTTGCTTTATATTTCGCCAAATCGTCTCCATCTTTAGTCTTTTTAATGAAGTGTTTACCCCTTAAGAACGACCATATTCTACCCCGGAATACATCCGTAGCCAGTTTTTTATAGCTGCCCTCGTGCCACTCCCTCCATTCACCGTTATAACTCCTTATAATTTGTACCCCTTTGTCGTCTCGGTAACGATCCAGGAAAGCAAGAGCTATAGTGAGTGCCATGTCGTCATCAAACAGGTTAGGATCTTTTTCATTGAGTAATCCATACTTGTTCACATACGCAGTCAATGATTCTATGGTAAGCCGCAGTTTAGTCCATTGCCGAAGGTCCTTGACACCCTTTGGTGGCATGACACACACGATATTCTTGGACAGGTGTGCGAGATTTACCAAGGTCCTTTGCATCCCGGCTTTACCAGCACCGGCGTCGTTCTCACCTAAGACCCAGATCGTCTTGTCAGCGAGTGGCATCTCCTTGAGTTCTGCCATGCCCCCTTTAGCAGAAGGCCGACCAATAGCCGTAAGGCCGAGGTCCAAGGCAGCAAGTACATCCGATGCACCTTCAACGATAAGAATGGGCAGATCGGTTGCTGATAACACGGTTTGGTCACCTCCAGGTCGATCCATGCCGAACTGTCCTTTAGTATGCAAAAACCCGGCTTCACCAATAGATCTGGTCGATCCTTCTGAAATACGACTACAGAGCACCGCAGAAGGATCTTCCGGGCAATCCGAGCTAACCATACACCAATCCGGCTTTCCACAAATAGGACATTCAATACCGGCTTCCTGCACTCGCACCCAATGATACCGCCCCGCTGCATAACGTTCCTCCCCTTCTAAATTATTATTATATGGGTATATTAACCCACGTTTAGAACCCTTCTCCATAAATTTCTTACCATCCATAGATCGTAACAATAGGCCGACGATCTCTCCCTTGTGATCCCGTTCGGCGAATACCCATGACTGCTTCGCCGGGTAGAACCCGACACCCAACTGCTGGATAGAAGAGACCTTGACCCCGAGTTCCTTAGCCAGGTGATCATACATGACCGGGAACATATTCTGTTTGTAGATTTCAAAGTCTTCTGCGAAGTTCATCTTGGTCTCCAAAATATAAGGGGTGGGTCAGTCGCAAATTCCTTTTATACACATCTTATCACTGGCCCCACCCCCAACCGTATACCGTACTGTCCCGCATTAGGGACTAACCGGGTTGGTTCAATAATCCCATGTATCCCCCACACCCACAGTTCTCGCAGGTCATGTCTATAAGAAACCATTTTACTGTTATACCTTTGGGGATGGGGAATTTTATAGGTACAGATTCATCGTTATGGTTGTCTACGCCCGTGGTTGAAAGGTATACTGGTATATGACCACAGTTGCGACAGATTACATTAATTTCGTATGTTTTAGCCATTAGAATTTCCCCACTTCATCAAGTGTTCTATCTGCGATTAGCCGCCACTGTTTATCAGTCACGTCCTCGTCTGGTGTGGTGTCCCCGGCAATCTCGGCGATGGCCGCGTTCCAACTGGCGTTACGCTGCTCGTCGGTGTACTTATCGGCTTGCATCTCAATCACGAACTCATACGCTTGTTGCTTTGTCAAGCCGCCGCCTATTGCTTCTGTTTTCGTTGCTGGGGCTTCAGTGGCAACTGGCGGCGTCGGTCTTGACGGAGGTTTGGGTCCGGTAGCTGCTTCAGCTCTCACCTTCAGGAGTCTTTCCGACTTGGCCTTTAGTGCTGCCTTCTTCTCTTCTGGTGTAGGGAGCGTTACTACTTCAGGTTCTTTTTTCTCTTCTGTTGGCTCTGGCTTAGGAGCTGCTGTTATGGGGGGCTTCGGTTTCGTGGTCTTCTTGGCTGGAACCGTGGCTACTGTTGGGGCTTTACCTGATGACTGGAGTAACATCGCCATCTCCGCATCCAGTTTCTTCAGGCCAGCCGGATCGAGCTTCCGTAACTGGCTACTGGGATCGGCGTCGAACACGTCCAGAAATGCTACTTGGAATGGATTCCGCTCGGCAAACTCAGGATCGTTATCCTGGATTCTGACCTGGCCCTTGGTCTCGGAGTAGTCCTCATTAGCAAGAAGCTGAAACGATCTTCCGTCCCACCCGAACACTTTCATAACTTGAGTGTGGTTGATCGTTGGCCCCTTCTTACCTGTCTTCTTATTGACACCGAAGAGATAGAAGTATGCTGATAGTTCCACCTCATACTCAGACCAATTTATCCAGACGCCCTCCTGCTCATCCCAGTATTCGCTGAGGAGCAATCGCACGTTAAATGATACGTTCGTGGTCTTACCAGTCTCGTCTGTCTTAGCACCGACACCAGCTTCGAGCACCTTGTTAAATCTGAATGTTCCAGTTCTGTCTACTTGCATATTATTTTTCCTCCACTATTTTTATGTTTGCTTGATAGATTAATCTATACTTACTGAACCGTGCTAACCACGTCCGACCCAGACCGCGACCAAAAACAACTTGCCCATCGCCGTATTCATCCTTCATATAGACCGGACCTTTCGGTGTAAGCCTGAAATAATCACCCTGTTTCAGACTACTTAATCTTACTCTGGTTTTCTTTTTCATGGTTCCTCCAAAATTTTTACGGTTGGATGATGGCACTATCATCATCTTCGATCCCTTCTATTCCAGCAGGGTCCAGGACCATCTGTAACTGTTCTTCAGTAATCATCCCCCGCTTGAACTTTTCCTGCATGATTAATCTAACCATCGTTTCCCGCATGACTGTCTCACATACGACACGCTTTACCGGGTCTCCATGACAATGCTTAAATTTCAACTCTGATTTGCATGGGCAGAGTTCATTACGACCTGGTTCTGTTTTAGGTTTTAGTTGTGGCATTATTCACCCTCCTTCGGCCAGTTTTCATCGAATATAAACTGCCAGATCGTGTCATCACCAGGCTGGGAGAATGAAACAATCGGGAACCTACTCGGGATCGTCCGGCTCTTGGCCTTGAAATACGGCCTACCGTGAACATATATAACACGTTCATTGCCTCCTGCTGCCTTACCATCTTCGATCTGTATGTCACTATAGCCAATTTTTAGAACGTGATCCGCCCATTCACAGTACATGGCCCAGATAGCTGGTGCAGTTTCACCGTGCTGACGTTGAAGTTTAGGAACGTCACAAAGAAAATCTTCACCCCCAGAATGAGCAGCTTTAATTTGTTGCATCTGACAAGTTATGGCCACTGACACCCCCCGTCGTATCAAAGTGTCAAAGTCTGCTAACGGTAGTTTCATGGTATCATATAGGTGTCGATAGCCCTTACCATAACCATAATCTGCGATACGATGTATCGGTCTACCTTTCTCATGGGGTATATTCACCAGGGTCCATTCCAGTCCTCGATCCTCGAACTCGGTGCCGGTATCTATAACGAGAGTGTCGCCGGGCTTAAATAGCCCTGGTTGATAACATATAGTTCTGACATCATCAAAGGTCTCTACGCCAGGGATATGGATCAGCTTCTCACCTGTTACTGGATGTTTGATCTTATCACTACCGCCCCTGAAGTCAGCGAATTTAGGATTGGGCAGCATCGCGGCCAGAGTGGTCTTGCCCATACCAGAATCGGCGTATAGAATTATTCGCTTGCCTTCTTCAGATGTCTCCCAAGTAACTGCCTTAAACACCTTAGCAACTGCCGCTGGTTTCTTGTTCCCGGCTGGGGTCGGTGCCCCTGTCGCCGGAGGTTTAGGCTTTACTGTTCTTGTCGGCGGTGTTACCATAATCTATTCCTCCTCTTTCTTAAATATAATTTTGAATCCCTCTGGGATATTATCAACTGTCAACTCAATATTGTTATAGCATGACGGCATATAATCACAGGTGAATGTAGCCTGGCACTGATGTTCATTGCCATACCAATGGCCAGTCTTAATCATGTTCTGCATGGTACGATAGATATTCAAGAGTTCCCACTCAAATGATTCCATCTCCTTATCAGTTCTGCTAAGCTCCACGCATCGGAAGTAAAACTCAGGGCGTTCACCGATATCAGTCAGGAGCCTGGCACCATACATCTCCGGTGTTTCCTTGATGGCGAAGGTGCCTCCTTTCTTACCATGTTCCACCTCAGTAGCAGTGCCATTAACAATAACATAATAAGATTCAGGGGATTCGCCCCCTATTTTTATTTCAAACGTCTGCCCGCAATACAACCCATCTTCAACAAACTGTTTACTCTCACCCTGGGTAAGTTTCTTCGGACTGATGCCCGGCTTATGGAACGCATCATAGAGGATCGTATTAATCAACGGATCTGTTTCTTTGATCCCCCATCCAGCCAGAAGTCCGTCACGCTGTAGTCTGCGTGCAGCATACAGATACAACTTTGTTTGAGTGTCCAGGTTCAGATGTCCCCAGTAATCGGAGTCTGGTGCTACTGAACTGCTGGTTGACTTGTGTTCCTTGATCGCCGGTCGCCCTGACCAGTTGATAATCTTATCAATCATACCCATGAGCTTCACACCTGGCAATGCCCGGCCAGATTTAGGATTAATGAGCGACAATTCAAACCGTTGTTCTCGTGTCACCACCTCTTCGGGTTGGTCCTCATAGTACCACCGATACCCGGTAAGTGCGTATAAAAGTTTAGATTTCTCGACAGCTATTACTGTGGGGTCGAGGTATGTTTTATCGACGTAAATCTTGTCCAGTTCACGATATACAGCATCTATGAGGTTTTCTGGAAGGAACCCGGTTCCGGCACAGATCGAACAATCAGGATCGTTGGCTGGTAATTTAGCACACCTGTTACAGACGCTCTCAGGTTCCCTCGTGATGATATCAAGTATCCTATGCCAGTGTGTGCCCAGTCGTTGTGTCTCGGTTTCGTCTTCTTTTCTAATACCCAATACATTGGCATAATTAAACCGCATGGGACACGCTTTGAAATTATTTATTGAACTC